CTTCCGTGGCTAGATTGAAATACATAAATCATTGCTCCCAGGAATACAAACTCTAAAACCGCAATAAGTACTATTGTACCTTGTGGAGAAGCTATACTAGGAAATTTAATATTGAACATAGTTAATTATCCTTTCCAATGAAAGTTTGATACTGTGAAACTAAGGTTGCTAAAGACTTTCCACCAGGTTGATTATAATCATTGCCTGGAAAACTGGCCCATATACGAGAGCAAGCCATAATAGCTTCTGAAACATTTCCCTGCTCAATTAAATGTATGGAATTACATTCTGATATTTGTTTTATAGCTACCGCATCTTGTGATGTGGGGGAAAAGTCTGGTAAGTGTAACTGAGTCTTGTAAACTTCGAAATAGTGAGCGAGAACCTGATAACGCCCAGCGGCTGTAGAAACGAGCAATGGGTTAGTACGTACGGTTACAGTTCCGCCGTGGGCAAAGGGGTGATCACTATAATCGGTGAAAATAGAAGGCCCATGTATTCCTGAGACAATTACATCATATCCATTATTCTTAGTAATAGAGCTGGTACTTGTGCCCTCTGAAAAAGCAATCAAATCGAGGAATGCTCTTAATTTATTATCTATTGTAATTGACATTTTATGCCGGCCATCCAGAGATTGTTATTGTAATAGTGTCAGTTGCTACAGTTGCACTAGTCGTTAACCCAGTAGGTATAGTTACTGAGGGATCTCCTAGTATAGAACTTACACTCAATAGTAGGTCTTCCATACTGAATGATTCAGCAACTATGTTATCCGGAAAAACTAACTTTATAGTTTGAGTTAAATCGGTTCCATTTGGATTAGGAAACATTCTGGGAATTATTGCCACGCTTCTTAAATCTAATGCTACATTTGTTGGTGCTAAAGGAGATGTGGGGGGAGGAGTGGATAAATTTAATGTTCCTGTAGTAAAAGTCCATGTGTAATTAGTAGCTAAAGGAGTATTATCTGCTCCTAATACTGGGTTAGATACAAGGTAAGCACCTGCCCCTATAATAATAACAGTATATGTAGTATTAGGAATTAAAACTTCTTTTGGAGTAAAAATTACTATAGTTACTCCTGTGTTATCATTAAAGCTAAATTTTCCAGGTACGTTCTTTTTGCCGGAAATTGGAGAAGGGTTTTGTGCTATCTCCTCTGTAGGAGTTATAATCATTGTTCCAACAGGAGATATTAAAGCAAAGTTAGACTGGTTAATACTAGAGTGATTCATTAACTCACTAAAAGTAACTACTATAGGAGTACCTAATATAACCCCGGTAGAAGACACGTCCGGAGATACTGATCTTATTGTAGGAACTGCCATATTACCTCTTCAAACTTTCTAGTTTATTCGCCAACTCATTCAGCAAAATATCGGACCCCGCTGCAGTTACTCTATTAGCAAGTAGTGGGCTTGGTTTATCAGAAAGTTTAGCTGTATCCAATATTAATACTCCACTCTTAGCTATCATATCTTCAAATTCATTTTGTTCAGCCTTATCTTTGGGTATGGCTATCATCATGCCACCATTCTTGTCTACTGTTATAAATGCGGTCTCACCAGTATCCGAGAACTTTGGTTTCGATTGATTAGCGCCCCCTAAATTAAGTCCGTTGGTATTCTGATCTGTTACGTCTATTAATTTCCCTTCTGCCATGGCTCTTTTTATAGAGGCCTGTTGACTTTCCGGAGTCACCATAGCGATAGGTCTATTATAGTTTACCGAAAATCCCCCACATGTAAATACTTTGGTTGTACGAGTATTCAGTGAAAGGAGTCTTCCTACTAATCCGTAATTTTCGTAGGTTGCTTTTGCCATTTATTATTACCTCTTATGGGTCTCTTTTAAAAATACTAAAGGCGAAGACGATATGGTAGCCGTCCCCGCCTTTAAGGTAGTATGCAACTTTAAGTTTTAGTTTATACAGCCAGAGGATTGGCTGGGGCCACAGTACTGGAACCAAAGTTCTGTACTCCATCCAGTGTCTGGTATAGAGAACCAGCTTCATTGATGTTCATGTAGCTGCGGGTAGGTGTAATGAACTCGTTCGGACGAATTGCAATATTCTTTGCTACGCCGATTGCCAATCCTTCATTCAGAATGCCGAATCCATAAGACTCTTCGATTCCAAGCTCCATAATCTGGTAGCGCAGGTCTTCGAAGTTCTTTACGTGTGCATCTTCCTTAACGATTAGTGCGCCCAAGTTACTAGAGTTGAACATAATTATGTTACAAAGTCTATTAATTGGGTCAAAGCTCATGAAGGGAGATACAAGGATCTTGAAAGGAAGTCCTAGGTAGTTAGGCAGTACGGGAGCAGAGGTCTGTCTTTGTGGCAGCCCACCAACGTTACCGTTTTCACTAGAAGGTTGTAGAACTCCGTTAACATAAGTACCAGACTGACCTTGGCTAAACCCTAATCCCTGGTTATTCCAGAAAGGATTACCAAGAACAGCAGCGTTGCCTGTGAAGTTGGCGAAGAACGATCCACCACCAGCCTGCATCGCAAACTCTCGGAGGACAGGATCTTTAACCCACATCAGCCATGCCATAGGATGTACCAGCATTGTGTCAGGAATGTAGCCGTCCATCAAAAGCTGGGCGTACATATCGAACACATCGTCTACAGTCATAGAACCATTGAACTGTCCTAGAACGTTACGACCAGTGGTAATACCTTTAGAGGGCTGCTCGTTAGAGCTATATGCTCTTCCAGTAGTAGAGTTGTCAAAGACAACTTGTCCTAGGTTAGTGATGAAATTGAAGATATACTCTTCTTTGTGACGAGCCAGAGCATTACCGGCCATACGTAGCCACATGTTTAGCCATGGGTAAGCCGACTCTTCGATGAACTTATTGTCAATCTTAAGCATCAAACCATGACGCTTAACATTCATACCATAAGTTGCAGCTCCACCGACGTTGATAGAAAGAATAGGCAGACCCATTCCGTCTCCAACTTCAGCAGCGATTAAGGGTTCCACAAACGGGAAGACAGTCTGCATACCAGGGACGTAATCAATCTTCTGCAATAGATTGGTGCCGATAAGCAGAGGCTCGATTCCTTCCTGGATTACTTGTGTCATAACCCTGGGGATCATAAAGGCAGCATTCTGAATCTCAAGAGCGTCCTTGATGGTAATGTGCTTTTTTACCTCTGGGTCGAAACCATTTGCACGGATAATACTATCGAAGCGTCTGTATGAGGCGACTTCTTGATCCGTCATTTGCATTGTTGTTGGCATGATTACGTGCCCTCCTAGGGCGTTTAAGGATCCTCTTATTACTGATGCACGGATCTTTATAATATTTACTACTTTGTTACTTTTACTACTTTGTTACTGGTATAAACTCTATTGTTACTTCTATGTCTTGGCCACAGCGCTCACAACGGAAGCAGCCACAAAGCTGATTTAATGAATTCTTTTTTACAAGCAGTTTGTTACAAGCTAACTCAGGCTGCTTTACTCTTGGGCCTTGACACCTAAGTCCTGATGGAGTAATTGTTGCTTTGCCATTGACTATAAAAGTCTGATGTTTAGTTTGTGTCTGAGCCATTACTAGGACTTCTCTTGCCTTAAGGTTTAGGACTTAGCAGGAATCAAACCTGCTAAGTCCTTTAGAATCAATTAGAACGAGCGGAAAGCCACCGATATAAACGTGCTGTATTCTGGACGAAGTGTAGTACCAGCCAAATAAGCTGTGTTGAAGATGGCGTCTGTAGTGAGGTTGATTATGAAATCAATACCACTAGTTGCAGAACCACCCATCATTAAGCTGGCCGGATTTGGATCCTTGATGGGTCCTACCAGTCTATTTGGGTTATACAGAGTACGTACACGGTTTACATAATCCTGAATTGGATATGTATTTTGTACGCCGAGAACTATTCCTACGACTTCTGTTGGATCATTTACGGCCGAATCGTAAACTGCAAAGTTACCAGCAGAGAAACCACGAGCTGCTACAACTCTTGCTCCAGGAGCAATTGCTGTCGCACCACTTCCCACTGGACTTGCGCCGGTTAGGGCTGCTTCTCCAATAAAGTGAGTAAACGAACGACCATAGTTTGACTGGGTGTACTGGGTAAGACCGTCTGTAGTAGCCAAAGACTGCAAGGTATTCTCAGCAACTCCGATCCAAGGCAGACGGAGTACCATTTCTGTCGAAACAGCAGTTCCCATCTCATGCATGTAGTTGAGTACTTTGTACTTCAGAGGAGTTACGCCATCCAAAGTGAACTTGATTCCACCAGAGTTGTTAATTACATTTACTCCACCAATGTACTGGAATACCTGTCGAATAGTAACACCGATTGGACGCACAACGCCTTGTGGGAACAGAGTACAAGCCTTTGCTGCTGTAACGTCTCCAGACGTAACGCTATAAGTAGTCCCATCTGGGAATGTAATTACATCACCACCCGTACCATCTGAAGGACAGGCTAGTACTGCTACTTCACCTGGGGCCGCAACTGTATTACCAGTAATAGCATTGTAAGCAAATCCAACGTCAGGAGAGCTATACTTCAGTGCGCAGTACAGACCGCCGCCGCTCTTTGTTGACTGAGATCCGCAGAACAAACCAGCGGGAACGATAGCGCCGTTTGCGTCTAGTCCTACTGCTTCCTGAGAAGTCAGTACGACCGAAGCCAGAACAGGATGTGCCTGGTCCTGACGTTTCGTAGGAAGGTAAGGTGCCGGATAAGGAATACTTAGATAGGGACGTAGAGTCTCTGTGAATTCCAGATCTGGAACGACATGACCCATACGGTCACGACCGAATACATTACCGGTAAAATTATTGTTAAGATCAAAACCTGCCATTTAAGTCTCCGTTATTAAGCCTTCAACTTAGCTTTTTCATAAGCATCTGTTAGAAGAGCTATCGTCCTTTCTTGACGATATAGGTATTCAGGGGCAACTACCACATTCTTAGTATCAGTCATAGCTGTTTGCGTGGTGGATTCTGGTGCTCCAATAGAAGCGTTATCACTTACCTGATGACCAACCTCTAGGGTACTATCTTCAGGCGTCTCTATAAACTTAGCCTCTGCTAAAATATCATTTACAGTATCTTTTAAATACTCAACGTGTCTCTTAGCTAAACTACGTACTTTTTCTTTACGGGCTTCTGCGTCTAGGTCTACATAACCTTCTTGACCTTTAGTAATTTTATCTACTACTATCTGAGTGGCTAGAGATTTCTTATAAACGTCCAGAAGACTCTTATTAATTTCTTTCTGCCCGTCTAAAGATTTCTTTACAGCAGCTGCTTCATCAGATAAAGTATTTAAGGCGTCTTCCTTATCTCCCAATTCTTGTTTGGTAATTGTAAGCATGTCTTTTTCAGCTAATGCTTTAGACATATATGACACATAGTCATCTGCGTACCAATCCTGAGACATAGCAGAGAGCATGCTTCTCATATCGCTCTTCAATTCTGGCTCTGATTTATCATAGGCTTTATCTAAGGAAGTGAATAATACCAATACTTCCTTTCCTGTATCTTTAAACTTTTCTCCTGCAAACCCTGTTATCTTATCGCTTACGCTAGAAATAGTATCTTTTTCACTTTTCACTGCACATTTGAGAGTTTTTGCTTTTCCTGATACACAAGATAGAATTCTTGCTTTAGTGTCTGCACTTACCTTCGCTCGGCCGATAAGTCTTCTTGCCGCTGTTACGTGCGCACAATCTGGTACTGGAAAACTTCTATTGGGTCCGCAGAAAGTGCCACCTTTTAATTCTTTTCTTTTTGTGGTTGAAAGCTTTGCATCCTCTAGATTAATCCCTTGCTCTTTGGCTACTTCAGCTAGCTCTATTTCCAGTTCTGCATATATTCCTTCTTCATCTTGGAAGAAAGCTTTGTCATCTGGGTCTGTAAGGTCTTCTAGATTCCAACCTACTCCACATACCCCGTCAGGACAACCATCATTAACAGTACCATCAGCATCATCAGTGATAGCCGCTACTACTTCTGGATCTACTGTTTCTACTGTGTCAACATTCTTATTGAGATCCTTTTTGCGGATCTGAGCATTCAAAGTAGATACCAGGCTGCGCTTTCTAGTTTTTAGCTCATCAGTGTCTGGGTTCCATTCATGTAGGCCCGCTTTCAGACTTGATGCTTGCTCAGCGTCTAGAGTTTCTGACTTAATAACAGCAAGTATATCATCAAACTTACCTTCACTAATCAATACATCTAAATTATCCATGTTTCCCTCGTGATGAGTAATATCATCTGTGAATAAGCTATCAGAGAATGTTAGATTAGAATTCCTCTGACTAGCATTTTGACCTAAGAAGAAGATTTTGTTTAAATTATCCTGCAATACTTCTTTGGATATAACTGAAGCAAATGGATCTGCTGGAAAATTAACGAAACTTACCTCGTCATAAGCCTTTGGCCCACAGATTAAGAATGCAGTCTTGTCTTCGAACTTTTCTCCAGGAGCATGTTCACATCTATCATCTACCGCCCAATCTTGGTGGCATATGGAACAAATAGCCGAATCAGTTGTGAATCCTACAGAGACAGTGAGATACTCATCTCTTAATACCTTTTCTATGGCTTCCGGATTGCTAATCTTTAAACCTAATTCTATGTAACCTAATCCAGTGTATCCCTTTATGGGGGCCAGATTATCTACTATCCAATCTACACTTTCGAACAACCCTACTTTCTTTCCATCTGTTTTATAAAACAAGGAATCTTTTATTGTTGGGTAGTCGTTAGACCATAAATAGGATTCATCTACGTACTTTGCTTCTATAACTCTTCCTAACACATCACTATTTTCTACATGATTAACAATCACAGGCTTGCGAGCCATGTTGTCGGGCACCCAAGTATGGCACGCTTTCTGTACGCTATCCGGGCGGTAAAATCTCCAATTCCCGTTTACATAAGCGGCATGAGTAGCGCGAGTCTTTACTAAAAGTGATTTACTATCTGTAGATTTCTTAGGATACCTAACGTCTGATTTGCTGATCGTTAGGTAATCCTTCATGTGGAGCATTGGCATTAGCGTCTCGTTTGTGATGGATCGTATACAAATGGGAGTGGCATAATTCTATTTTGTGGGGGTAGATTAGTCTTCGAAGAGGAAGTCTTTACCAGTTCTGGGTTCTGGATCGCTTCGCCCAGCGGTATCTTCTTGGTGTTCGTTTGAATATTGATTATTGGGAGTGGTTGTGCCATTTATGTCCTCTAATTCTTCTAACTTTTCTAACTTCGATGAAATCACGACAGACAGTATTTCTATGTCGTCTGTCACTGCTACTGCAACTTTAAATGAGTTTATATCTATAATGTCTTCTATACGTGGTTGATTAGTATAGGTCTTATTGTCCTCGAAGGTAATTTCTCCGTTGTTGAATTTAAGAACAGCCAAGTCAACGGCTCGACTAGAAGCTTCATGCCATGGATCTTTGGTTAGGTCATGAAGATCTTTTGCTATAGTTAACTCGTCTAAAAGTAGTTCATAGAATACCTCACTGTTACTTTTCGCCTTTGTTGCGGCTGGGTTTCTGCCATGCTGATTAGCTGGTCTAGCCCTGTTATTTGAGGTATTTGCAGCAGGATCTTTTGCTGAAGCTTTAGCAGATGCAGCAGCTTCAGCCAGCTTAATAGCATACTCATTAGCCATGTAACTATGAGTAGTTTTTACATCCTTTGGAGTCAAAGCTGGGCGTTGCATAGCATGTCTATACTCTTCCAAAGTCATAGAGTCATTCAGCCACTGTTGAATTAAATGGTTCTCTAGCTTCAATTTATTATCTATATCTATTTCTTTAAATCTAATATGGGTAGCTTGTAGAGCATTTTGAACGGATAAAGAATAGTTTGCTTCTTGGAACCACTCCTTGAAGAAATGCATTCTCATTAGATCGCAGAACTTTGTCAGATCAGATTTAATCTGATCCTTTAAATTCTGGGATACGTTATCTGCGGCTGACCTTGTAGCCCCTGTTTCCCCTACATCAAGACTTGATACTCCTAATCCAGATAGTACTCTTTGCTTCAGATGAGCTATTAACTCTTTAGTATCAAGAGCTTGGCCCTCGGCCCCCACAGACTTAACCGCTACTCTTTCGTCTGTAACGAATATACCTTCCTTAGGCATATTCTCAATAGCTGCCTTAATTAAATCTATTTCACTCTGCCCTTCAGAACCATACCAACATGGAGCTTCTTTACTTCCTACCTGTACATGAAACAGAGGAAACAAATAGTTTATAAATAATAACTCTATATTCTCTTCTAACCTTCTTAAAGCAAAGATGTCGTCTTTTACTCCTATAAGTCTTGGGGTACCGTACCAATGGCCGGTTTTTACATCCCACTTTAAATGAATTATATCTTCAATAGGAATATCTTCGAATGGGGCTCCAGTTTCATAGTATCTTCTCCAGAAGATCTGTTGGCCAACCTCGAAGTAAGGCATGATTTGATGTGTAGGTATAAAAGCATATCCTGCTACAGGTATTCTATTCCTATTAGCTTTATTCTTTATTCCTGGGGAGGCCTTTGTATCCCTAATCTTGTATAAAAAACAATTAGAAGTAAGAAGCAGGTTGTATAGAATCTGCTCAAAGAAAGCCTGAATGGGCGTATCCATAACATACTCTAAGGTTGCTAATCTCTTCTTTATATAAGCTACATTCTTCTGATTATTTTCAACATCACTAACTACATCCCAACCATTTCTAAACATAAGAGAAAGTCTACGAGTTATAGCCTGTCTAACATAGATCTCTGTATCATAAATGGCAAAGGCTTCAAGTAAATTATATTCTGGCTTAACTATACCAGTTACACCTTTGTAAACACCTTGATAAGCAGCATTCTTCTCAAGCTGCTTTTTAATATTTGGCTCTGTAGTAGTAGATACATCCTTTACCTGTAGGGCATCTTCCTTTTTTGTTCTAGCTGAAATTGAGGCCACAGACTTTAGAACTGTTCTTGGTCCCAGTGTCTTTATATCTCCATTTAATCTAGACTTTATACCTACTACAGTCTTTGGATTATTTGTCCCATTCTTCGAGTTTAGTACTCTATCCATACGCATAACTAGATCATAGTCTTCCTCTGGATCATTGATCACAGGCTTAGTCGCTGGTTTTGTAGGTTTCTTAATTTGCTTTGCGGGTACTTTAGGCACTTTATAACTCCTAGCCTGCTATTGGAGGAACTCCCAATTGAGTCAATCCACCAGTTGCTAATACTGATTGAACATTGGTACTTGGGGGAGGAACCCCCAAAATAGAGGTTGTTATTGAACCAGCTGTTGATACAAAACTAGTCATATTAGAACTTAGATTTACTGTCTGTGTAATACTAGATATTGTATTTAGCGGGTTTCCTGAAGGATTTGATGTGTTCATATTTGCTAGAGACGTTGCTATAGTAACTAGCTGCTCTGCCGATCTTAAGCTACATAATAGATTAGTATGAGATGTTGTGTTCTCTAAGCTTCTCCCAAGCACCTTTTTGAAGTTTTCTAGAACTTTATTCATCTTAGAAGTTATCTTTATTTGTAACCAGGCTATGGAAGAGGCGATTTCTTTTATACCACTACTCATAGCATTGAGCTCTTTGGCTGCTCCTCCGGAAGCTTTTCCAGACCCTAATCCAGTATTTCCTAACAAATTAGCGCTGGAGTTTCCCATAGATAGAGGAGCTTGTGGATTACTGGTACAACAAGAGTTAGCTTTGCTTAGCCCACCCAATACTGATCCAGATGCAACAGATCCAATAGCAGCATTTGCTTTATTAAATGTGGACATTATTTGTCCAAGACTCCCAGTAATATTTTTAAGTGGAGTCAAAGCTATTTGAGTCAGTTTATCTGCAGTAAATACTATTAAACTAGCATCAGCTACAAGTCTGAGATATACATAATTACATAAGTCTTTATATAAATCTTTAAATACATCCTTGTATATTAGGCCTTTGGCTCCATTTACTAAAGCTACTACCCTTACTAAATCTCCTAGTGGCTGTAAAACTAAAGTGTTAACTACATTAGTAACATCGTCGGCTATGACACCAACTGTAGCCGAAACTTTATATACTCCAGCGTAGGCCCCAGAGAAATCATTTACTACCCCATTTAGTGTATCAGATAATCCAGTACTCATATCTATATTGGACATAACTATAGGAGCACTACTATTTGGGGTTGGGGCGGCTTGTTGTATTGGGTATGTATGTAGGTTAGTAGCCATGGAAGTAAACATAGCTGCTTGTGTCTTTAGACTACCTAATAATAGAGGAAGTTGGGAACTATAGGTAACGCTATCTGACAGGGAATTTTCTACCGCAGTTATGGTCGTAGATAAAGCACTTGCTTGTACTTGATTTATCTGTGAAGTTGAATCTGTTCCTAGCGCAGCCTGTGTCAACTGAAGATTAATATTAGTATCTAATAAGTTACTATACATAGCTATAGATATAGCCGGCGGAACATTCCCGTATAAAGTATTTAATGCTTGTGCTAAACCTGGGTCTCTGTCTGGATTTATCGAAATAGATATGTTTCCCGACACTAATTTAATTATATTTTGTAGATAAGCACTAGTTTCTGCTAAATTATTAAATTTGGTTATTAAAGCACTTGATAAACTATTTTCTTTAGTAACTGAAGATGTAGAACTATATATAGTAGTAGGTCCAGTTACAGACGAGGCTGGATGAACAGGTATATCACTACTTACTGTTGGGGGAGGATTATATATAAATGTAAATGGGTTAAAATTCACTAGTCATCCTATCCAACTGCTTCTGAA